CTAATTAACGTCAACCACATCCAACGGGCTTTTTGCGTCTGCGTAAAATGAACCGTCGGCATTGTGCCAATGGGTCGGCGGTAACTCATCGCCATTGTGCTCGACGATTAAGAGTTTGCCGAAAGGGCTCTCATGAACCACCGTACCGACGTTGCCGTTGCGTAATGTCACTGTCTTGTTTTGCATTTGCTTATCCTCATTTAGACTGATTAAATAAAAGTGCGGTCACAAAAAGCAGCGTAAACCCATTTTAAATTCCTTATTTAAAAATCGTTGCTAATTGATTTGGGCTAAAACGCCAGCCATCTTCGCTGTTCATTAACGCATTGAAACACCATTCCGAACAGAAATATTTACTGCGTTTTTCTTTAATGCCTAACACTACGCCCAACGCGCCCCACCAGTCATAAGCCTGTCCTTTGGTTTTGCTAAAATAGGCTTTAATTTGGTTTTCTGTGACGTTTGGTAGAGGCACTAAATCCCATTTGCCATCACGCACGTTGATTTGCTTACAGCGCACACCACCGTCTTGTACAGAAGATGAATAGCAGTCATAAACAGTCTCTTGCTCGTAGTGGCTACCGCTTACAAATTCTTTGCGCTCGATAACTAATTCGCAGTGGCTATATTGTCCTTTTGTAAAAAAGCGTGTAACCGTGTCTGCAAAGGCTTTCCAAGGCTCTTTTCGCCAAGAACGTTTATTTTTGTATAACGCTAAATACACTTGATTAACCATTTTGATATGCCTCCGCTAGTTTTTCCATTTGTTGGATAATATCGTCGTAAATTGCCTGCATTTCATCTTCGGTCAAGCCGTCTTTTTTCAACTCGTATTTGCGCATACGTTGATTTGCCAGCTCAACAAGTAACTTACGCAGACCTTCTGCTTGCACTAAAATCAAGTCGGCTGCCGTTTTGTTATCAATGCCTGCTTTTGTAGCAAAGTCTGCAATAAAACGGCTCACTTCGCCTTCGTAGTTGGAACCTTTAAAGGCTTTTGCTGCGTTCTCGCGTGATGTGTATTCCTGCTCGAAACGAGTCCAAATGCTGTAAATGCTGGCGGCTTTGTCATCAATAGCGGTGATAAATTGCTGAAGTTTCTGGGCTTTTAACTCAGCTTGTTTTTCCGCTGAAACCTGCCATCCTTCGCCATTCCATTCGCAGTTCTCACAAATGGGTGCAAGAGCGGTGTAATTTTCAGGAATTTCGCCAAGTTCGGTTATGGTCAATGCCGTTTTATCTGTGGTTGAATAAACCGTCTCACCACGATGATCTTCAACGTATTGCCATTTGCCAGCCACATATTGCACAGCAAAGCCTTGTTTGGCTGGTTTGGGTTCGGTTAATACGGAATTTGCCGCTAATCCACAACCTATAGAAATAAATTGTGTTTCATTGTGTGAATAGATGCCTTGATCGTCGATTACATACACTTGAATATAACCGCTATCTAAGGCAAAGCCTTCATTATCGAATTTCACTGTCATTTTCTGTTCCTTATTTCGCTAAGCAGATATATTGAAATGCAACATTGCGTGGGCGAGTTTCCGAACCACCACTAGAAACGACCAAGTTGCCAGGTGTAGCATACTGTACGTCTGGGCTATTCATTTTTACCGCCACTCTATCTGCGCCACTAAGCCCCCAACCTAATTTATCCAAATAAGTAGAACCTTGCGGAGCTACTGCAATATTAATGTTGTGAGTGTGAGACTTAATTAAATCCCCTTGCGAGCTTAACAACACGCGTGAACTATCCACACCACGCCCATTATCCCAGCCACGTAAGAACTCACCACGCAAATCAGGCAATTCGCCCGATGGGTATTTCTGCGCTAAAATCGGATAAGTCGCCTTGTTAAATACTTGTCCATTAAACGCTAAACAACCACTTGGCACGGCTGCTAGTGGGTAAGGAAATGGAATTCCAATGAGCAAGTTTTTTAATGTGGTAAAATCGGTGGCGTTAGCTTTTTTAGCAATTTCTGCCAACAACACTTCTTTAATTTTTCCATCATTTCCCAATGCCGTCGCAATTTCTGCCAAAGTGTCTAATGTGGCTGGTGCTGAGCCAACCAATGCGGCAATGGCAGCTTTTACAAATGCTGTGGTGGCAATCTGCCCATTATTGACTGTCTGTGAAGCCGTTGGGGCGGTTGGAGTGCCAGTAAATGCAGGACTTGTATTTGGAGCACATTTTTCCACTTCTTGTTTCAGATATTCCGTGCGTTTGCCCAGCTGAATTGCCTGACGATTGTCAACGCCGTCTGGTCCACCTATAATAAGGTCTGAGGTTTCAAGCTGATAGATTCCTTCAGTCCATTCTGGAGTTAAGATTAAATTTGCCATTTATGCTGTTCCTCGAGCAAATTGCCCATTTCTTTTGAATTTACCATTACGTCTTAATGCAACAGATTGATAATCAAGACTTTCTAAAACACATCGAGCAGGTGCAAATACTTGTAGTGTTTTTCGTAATAAACTCGCTTGGTCATTAGTAATCGGCAGACTTAAGATAATGCGATAATGAGCCCATTTCTCAGGCTGACCATGATAAAATTTTCCGTCTCGACGAATTGCCCCATCACGTTTATAACCTGATAAGCTTTCAATAATTTCCACTTCGCCAAATCCAAGCTGGCGGATAATTTCACGCATCGCCCACGGTGTGCCTTTATGGCGGTGTAGTTCCACCGCCCGCTTAATGAGTTTGCGTTTGGCATCTTCGCTTTCTGCTAATAACCAGCCGTCGTAGCCTGTGACACTCCATTTTTCTGCCAATAAGGGCAAAAACTCGGCTGGTACTAAATCGACAAAACTCGTCATAATTTGCGATTTATCGAGCGAATTCAACCGCTTGCCAAGGTCGGCAAGTGCGGTGAATTTTTTGTCCACTTCGATAATCGCTGGGTATTGCAACTTAGCCATCTTGCCGTTCCCCATTGATGTTTAGGGTGATGCTTTCGCATTCCGCCCATTGTTGTTCTGTGAGCTTGGTAAGTTGTGGGCTAGTTAGCGTCACGTTATAGACCCCGGCTACTTTCAATGCAGCCTGAATATCTAACGGCACAATATCTGCACCCAACGTTTGTTTGCGAGATGAGATAAAGGCACGCAACGCCATTTCTGCAGCGGTTTTCACTTCATTTTCCGCAACAGTTTCGAGCAAGTCTAAATTAGCGATCACAGAATACGCTACACGCTCAGGCGAACTGACAATCACGGTGTCGCACAACGGACGACGTTTTTCGCCGCTAATATAGTTTTTCACTTTGTTGAGCAAAATTGGCGACGGCAAACCTTGTTTGGCTAGCACTGTCACTTGCACCGTGCCGCCCACAGGCGTGGCAATATTCACATCAGCGATATATTGCGATACGCTGCGAGTATGATATTCATAAGCCGCCACCGAACCACAGGTAGTAAAAGCTTCAGGCGCAAGCAAAATGCGTTTGCGATAATCGTCATCGCTTTCGGCATCAATACCGTTGTCTGACACATCAATGTTGCTGACATTCACCTTCGCGTCGAACGTACTTTTCAGCGTTTTTACTTGCCCTAATTGCCAACCGTTGCCCTCCGTGCCTGTGGTTTGGCAAACGCCAACCACGTCCACATAAGATTCCGTTGAACCAATGCGAACCTCCGTATCGGTAGCAAACACCACGTTATCGGTCGCTGCAACCAGTGTACCTTTGGGAATAACCACCGCTTCGTGTTCACCATCCACCGAAAAACGCAAAGTCACCTCCGCAGGTTGGTCTGATAAGCGATAACAGCCCATCGGCTCGCCGCATAAATCCAATGCAAGCCCTGTGGCAAACTGCGGAAAGGTTTGTAAAAAAGCGTGGTTAATGCCTTGGCGAACCAGCTGTTCACGATAAGCGTAGGATTGAATAATTGAGCGTTCAATATGAGCAGGTTGTAGCGTTTTGCCTGTGCGTTTTTCGTAGTCCGCAATGGTTTCTGCCAGCACGGTCTTCACATCATCATTGATAATTTTGATTGCTTCTGTCATTACTAAACCTTACGCTTGCACTTGTGTTCGATAAATTTCACGGTAAACGTCATCCGTTAAAGACCACAACACCGTAAAGGTAAAATGCGGTGCTTGTCCTTCTACTAACACTTCATCAATTTCAATGCGTGTTTCCCATTTTTGCAGCGCTTGCGTGATTTCACGCGCGACATTTGGCACAGCCACATCTTCTGGGTAGTCGATGTAGCGAAAATGGTCAGAGCCAAATTCAGGGCGGAGAATATCCGTGCCTTTCTGCGTAGAAAGGATGTTCGCAATGCAAAGATGAATATCATCAATGCCTGAAGCGACAGAAACACCGTCAGCTTCAGGGGTTAATTGCCAGTGAGTAGATTGGATTTGTGTATTCATAGCCCCCATTATCGGGGGCGGAAGGAATTTTGGATTTTAAACCAAGTTAAAGAATTATTTATTCGGCTGTGGGCTGCTGCCGTGCGTATGCGTGCCTAGTTCAACCGATCCTTGTTTCACTTTCGGCGCCGACACTTCTTCGCCTGATGTAATTTTTCCTGTGGCGTGCAGTTTGCCGTTGATTGTAGTGTCAGCGTTAATAGTTGCACCGCTTTCAGCGGTAACAGTGACGTGACCTTGGGTGCTGACCACCACATCGCCCGTTTTGCGGTTGTGCGAAATCTCTGTGCCGTTTTTAAATTTATGACACCATATTTCCGCATTAGCAACGGGCGTGGGATCTTGGTCGTTATAAATTGCCCCTAGCACACAACCGCCTTCGCCACGAGCATCGAGTAGCAGTGCCACAAGCTCACCCTTATCAGGCAAACAGTAAAATTGATTGCCACCGGCATTGGGCGCAAGAAAAGGCAGCCACGCTGTTTCTAAATCTTCCAAGGCTGGAATTTTACACCGCACCTTGTGCTTGGCGGCATCCACGTCAGTCACAATGCCTTCTTGATAAGTTGCACCAAAATTATGCGTTTGCATTGATTGCCTCCATTCCTAGCATCATCAAATCATCGGCGATAAATTCCACCATTCGTACTTCAATATCCGTAGTATAGCCCGAGTTCCTGCCGAAACTATGGCGAGAGGACTTAATCAAGTATTTGCCGCTAAACACGCCCAAATTCTTCAGCCAAATCGTTGCACCTGCCACTAATTCAGGATTGCCGATTAACGTAATGTTGCCGGCGGTTTGGTCATCATTTTGCTCCGCCAGTGCGGCATCGCTACGTGCCTCAACCTGCTCATCACTTTCGCCACGAGTAACGATTTTTAAGGTGTCTTCACTTGCCGCTTTCGCTTGTTTTAAATTTGGGCGAAGTGCGGTGGCTTTTTTGCGTTTTTTTACCACTTTTTTACCGCTTGCATCGTAAGCACTAATTTCTACCGCTTTTGCCGTGTCTTTAATGCGATCTCGCAAGCTCAACGTAATAGTATCTCGTTCTTCCAACACCAATACAGGCTCGCTCTTCCCCAGTTCGCTTTTGTCGGTAAAAACCAGCTGACTACCCACTATTTTAAAACTGTGATGATATTCACGCGCTAAACGTGCTAAAAACTCCACATTACTTTCTTGATATTGCGTGATGCGTTTAATCGGAATGGCTTTGATTTTGCCGACGACTTTCAGCTTCAAACTATCTGCCACTTTTGCCACCACTTGGGCAAGTGTAGTGTTCTCGTAGGCTTTTGGTTTCAGTGTGCGGTTAGCTTTGCTTATGCCTGTGCTTAGTGCTTTTAAATTAATGGTGGACGGTTTATAGCGGTATTCCACTTCGTCAATTTCAAACTCACCAATATCAACCAACAACGAATCTTTATAACCAATCGCCGCTCTTAATTTATCGCCTTGGGTCGGAAACCATTGGCGCACCCACTTGCCGCTGATATCTTCAAATTCCACCGTTAACTCATCGCTTTGTCCTTCCAAATGGTCGGTGTAAGTAAACTGTACTAAGTGCGGTTCAATATCTGCTGTGATGTTGGTTTTCTCATAAAACAATGAAAAGTCAGGCTTTGGTACGTTACTCATTTGTTCCCCTTAGCCAAGGCGGCATATTTTCATTGCTGGTTGGTTTCACATTTAACACAGGGATATAAATGGTCACGCCCGTCGGCAACACTTCGCAAAAGCTGATATGTGGATTGGCATCAATAATCCGTCCATATTCCAAGGCGTTGCCATAATACTGATAGCTTAAGTTATCCCAACGTTCGCCCTGTTTGACGATATGCTTAAGCAAGGTCTGTGTCGTCATTGTCTTTCTCCGTATCAGGTTCATCATCGGCACGCAACACGATCCAAGCGGTCATTTCTGCTACAGGTTTTGCAAGATTGTCGAAACTGTCATTGACCGCCGATAACGCATTATCCGCAGGTGTGAACCAATTCGACCAATCATTGCCCGACGCATTGGTGAAACTGTCTTTCATTATTTGCAAGTCGGTATAAATATCATCAATTTTATGACTAAATTTGACCGCACTTGGTAATAAATCCGATAACCCACTTAGCGTATTACTCAATCCCGTGATTTCGCCAAAACTGCCTAACGCTCTATCCAAATTCCGCAAAGCAAGGGGCAAATAACCGAGGGCCGTTGCCGGGTCATTAGCGAATTGTCTTATTACCGTCATAGTGTCTTGCACTTCATTGACCAAACGCTTGCCTTGGTTGTAAAGTTCTACACCACGACTGACAGCTTGTTTTACAGTAGATAATGTGCTGACAACCCCACTGGGTAAAATGCTGCCGAGTAACGAACCACTGCCAAAATTCAACGCATCACCTAATAAACCGTCGTCCATATCGCCGACAAATTCTTTTAAGCTGATGTTCATCTCACGACAAAGGGCATTACCATACTTATCGGTAAACAGAGTGGTGGAAGAAAGCTGAGTAATCACATAATCGCCTTTATATTTGCCACGTCCCCAAATCAACGCCAAGGCTTGTTGTTCCGCTTTGGCAGTAAGTAATGCCTGATAGCGACTTGCTACGCCACCGATTTTGTGGTGCAGACGAATAGCAAAGCTCAATTCATTAAGTTTTTCGCCCATTGCTTGCAACCGTGGTTTGCCTTTCAGCACAGCATGTTCGGCAAATTCAGCGGCAAAGGTTTCACTAAATTCGGTTAAATCAATGGCTTCCAGGGCAATATCGCCCAACATAAAATACATACAGGCTCCTTTTAACGATAAGCACGGCGTTGGCGGTGGTCTAAAATACGGTTCATCATTTTTTCCAACTCATACAAACTCATCTGCATACCTTGCTGAAGTTGCTCCGTTCCCCCTTGCGGAGCATTGCCGTTTACATTGATAGTCGGATTAAAATTCACCACAATACCGCCTTGGTTTTGGGTTGTTTCATTATGTGTAACAGCATTTCTATTTAACGGCTCGTAATCGCTAAAAATAGACGGCGCTGAACCGTTGGAATTTGGGTTAAAATCAGGCGTTTTCAGGCTTGGTTGATTTACACCGAGAAAGTTACCGATGAAATTAGTTCCAAATTTCATATCGTCCCAAAGCGAACCGAAAAAGCCTTTTTCTTTGCTTAAAATAGGTTCCGCTATAGTTTTCACCGGTGTAAAAAATGGCTCAGATTTGATTGTACTTTGCATTTTATCCAGCGTTTGCATTCGTTGGATATATTGCAGGCGGGCGTTTTTCATCGTTATAGGCGTTGGCATTTCAGAAGTCTGAACATTTGGTGCCAAATCCTGTTCGGATTTGAGCGCGGATTTTACTTTCTTCACCGGCGTTTTCACGACCGGTGCCGGAATGCTTTTCGGTGCGGCATTTTTCATTTTGTCGCCCATTGCCAATACGGCGTCAGCCGCCAATACCGCATTTTTTGCTACACCAATTGCCAAACCTTGTGCGATATTATCGCCGTATTCCATAAAGACGCGGCTCGGAGAATGGATTTTCATTTCCCTGGTAAACCAGCCTTTAATGGATTGTCCCAAGCCAATAACCCAATCTTTCGCACCGTTCCAGGCGCTTCGAATACCATTGACCAGCCCGTCAATAATATTTTTACCGAAACCGCTGAAGCTATTTGGCAAATCCACGCCGAACCAGCTCATTACCGGGCGGAAAATTTGATAGAACAATCCTAACGGTGACCAGTTCAGAATGGTAGCGGTGATGTTACCAATACCGGAGGAAAAGAACCCTTTGATATTGTCCCACGCCGCCGAGAAATATCCGGTAACGGTTTGCCATAAACTGCCGAATTTGGCGCTTAACCAGTCCCAGTTATTCCAAATCAGGTAGGCACCCAGGGCAATACCGGTAATCACCAAACCGATAGGATTCGTCAGCAGGGCACGCCCCATCATAAACATGGCTTTGCCGAATGTGAGCGCCATATCCAGCACTTTGACGCCCAAGGTAGCAAACAACAAACCGCCTAATTTCAGCCACTTGAACACCGTCCCCAATACGCCGACGAACATGCCTATCGGTTTAGACAGACCAATCCAAGCCATGCCTGAAACGCCGATAACCGCACTTAATGCGGAAAATCCCGTCACCACTCCGGCAATAGCACCGCCGACATAAATAAAGGTATCGACCAGACCTTCATGTTCTTTGGCAAAATCCGTCACTCGGTGCATGAGTTTCGCCAGACCGCCGGAAACCGTGTTAATAATCGGTAAAAATCTTGCGCCGACAACTTTAAAGAATTCATCCGTGCTTTGACTTAATAATTTCAGTCCGTTTTCCGTGGTAGCGGAACGGGCGGCGAACTCTTTCTCCATGGAACCGAGATATTTTAAATTGCCGTTGGCGTCGGTTTCCTGCAAAGTTCTCAGGCTTTTATCCAGCACATTCACATTGCCGGCCAATACGGCGACATCATCGGCATATTCACGCCCGAACAGATCAACCAACACACCCATGGCTTTGTCTTTCGGCAGCTTTTCCAATCGTTTCAGAAAATCCACTAATGCCGCTTGTCCGTCTTTGGCGATATTGCGCTTTAACTGTTTAGCGGAAATGCCCACTTGATTTAAGGCGCCCTGGAAGGCTTTGCCGCCTTTCTCCGCCGTCATTAATTTGGTCAGCATGCCGTTAATGGCGGTGCCGGCGACTTCCGGCGCTTTGCCTAAACTGATAAAAGAATTCGTCAGTGCCGCCGCCGCATTTTCGCTTAACCCGAACTGTTTTGCCGTCCCGCCGACGCGGCTCATGGCATTGACAATATCCGCCGCTCTTGCCGGCGAGTTATTGGACAGCTCATTAATAGCGTCGCCTAAATTGCCCAACTTGGTAATCGGAATGCCGTAGACATTGGCGATTTTTGCCATGGCGTCACCGGATGCATCGGCGGACATATCAAACGCCACTGACATTTTGGCAATGGTGGTGGTAAAGCTTTTCAAATCTTCTTCCGCCACACCCAACTGACCGCCGGAGGCGGTAATCGCGGCAAGTTCTTCCGCCGCCATCGGGATGGTGCGGGTTATATCCAGAATATCGTTGGACAGATTTTTAAAACCTTCCGGCGTTTTAAAGTCCACGACTTTTTTCACATCCGCCATGGCGGATTCGAATTTCATCGCAGGTTCCGCCAAACCCAGCACTGCATTGCCGGTGGCTTTAATGCCGGTCAAGGCACCGGTTACGCCAAGTGCGGTCATTTTTCCGAGCGTTTTTAACTTGGCGGAGGTCGCAACAGACTGATCCCGCAATGTGGCAATTGTGCTTTTTACCCGGTTGAGTCCAGCAATCGCACTGCCGACACTGGCGCCAATCATTAAAGCGATTGATAAATTGGATGACATGCTTTATAGTTCCTTTAGATTCCTACGGAGGCAAAGCGATATGCTTAAATTTATTGATACCCTGTTTCTGGTATTTGCCTGGTTACTGATGACGGTGGCGGGATTGGCTATGCTTTCGGTCGGCTTGTACTATTACCCGCTAATGACCGCCGTGTTATTCGGCTTGCTGTTGCTTGCGCCGGTGCTGATTGCAGCGGATAAATACCTGGCTAACATCAACATGCCGGCAAGTGCGCCCAAATGGTTGCAAGCCCGTCATGGTGCGCTGACCAATATTCAGCAAATCTTATGGCGAACAGCCGAAACCGAATTGAAAAAAGCTCACCATTAACAAACAAAGCCGCTAAACAGCGGCTTTCGTATAATTGGCATCAATCTGCCGTTTGGCTTGTTTAAGCCACCGTTCGATTTCATTCAGCGTCATTTCTTCCAATTCCGAATGGGAAAACCCAAACCAAAAAGCAAGATCCGCCAAGGCGTTATCCAGGTCGTCTAGGCTGACTTTCCCTTCACCATCTCCGTAAAAGCTTTTTGCAGTTTGCTGTAGTCCGCAATATCCAATTCTTCAATATCTTCCGGCACCAAACCGACCAACTGGGCAAACATAAAGATTTCCTGTTCCGCTTCGGTTTTTTGTGCACTCATGCGGCGCATATCTTTGGCTTTTGCGCGGCGCATTTTCAATTCCGTCACGGTATTGCCTGCGCCGTCTTTAATCGGATAATCCAACTGGATAGTACGGAAAACCAATAATTCATCTAATTTCTGGGACATAAAAAAACTCCGTTGTGGGTTATTGTTTAACTTCACAATGGAGTTTACGCCAACTGCCGTCGGAGAGATTTTAAAGAGATTTAAAGGTTTACTGACCGATATTGGTGCGGTATTTACTTAATACATCTTCGCCGTTGACACGGAAAATATTGGCAAACACATCAATAAACAGAATTTCTTTGCCGGCAACGGTTTGCTTAATGGAATGCACCGTAAAGGTGTCGTCGAATTTGGCGTTTTCTTTGTTTTCCATATCCGTGCCGCCGATTTTCACCGAGGACACATTCATGATAGTGACCATCGGCTCTTCCGCCGCCAACCCTTGGGCATTAAATACTTGCAGGTTTGAACGACATTGCAGTTGGAAGTTTTTGAACGGGTTGTACAACTTCGCACGCACTTCCGGGTAATAACTGTCCCAGTTTACGCCGCCTTCAATCGCTTGGGCGCCGGAAGGCAGTTTAATGGTACCGAAAAGGCCCAGCCCCTTATGGTCAACCATTTCAAATTCAATATCGGGAATTTTGATTTGCTGCGCCTTGCCGATTTGTGAATTACCGTCGATGTACACGTTGGCATTCACAATTTGATTAATCGCAATACTCATAGTTTATCTGTCCTTATCGTTGTGATACCAGGTTCGCCAAATAAGTACGGGTCATCACGGATTTATTGCTAATCCGTTCGCCTGGAATTTTCGGCGTGTAATCGTAAATTAACGGAATCTGACCCTGACTGAAGGCATCCACCAAATCGTAGTCATAATCCAAGCCCACCGAATAACCGACCAGCGATTTTTGGCTACGTAGGAAAGTATCAATAGTTTCAATAAAACTATCAATTAAGGCGTCATCAATCGGCTTATCAATGAACTGTAATTCCGTCTGACGAATAGATTCGTCGATAATATCACCGGTACGGGACGCCACTTCAAAACAGCTGATATGCGTTTCGGTCGGATAGTTTGATGAGCGGTTACCCCACAAGCGGAAACCCGTGCCGAAGCTGTTGAAAATCGTGGTAATCCCCACCGCATTTAAGCGATTGGTTTCCGATTGAATATCGTCTACACGTGCGGTCAACGGAATTTCCATGCCAATGACGCCGCTGAGTTCGTGATTCGAGGTTGAGAACCAGTAACCTTCATCTACGTCTACTTTCATACGCAAACCGGCGGCATGCGTAGCAAGGCTTTCCAGGTTATTGCTTGACCCTAGCGCATAAGGGAAGAAATGCCGCACGTTTTCATTGGAAGCCGATGCGTTAATCGTACCGAGCGGACCACGACCTTGAATCGCTTTGGATAGGCTCGTACCTTTCGGCAACTGAACGTACGCTTTAGCGTGCATTTGGTCGGCAAGAGTAGCAAGAGCTGCCGCACAGCTGGCGGTTTTATCGTATTCCGGGCAAATCAGAATTTTGGCGTCTGCGCCGTACAGGTTAAAACCGTCGCGTAACAATTCAAAGCCTTTGCGTTTGCCGGTTAAACTGTCCACACCGCCTTTGATGTCATCTTCAGTGACCTTTTCAGGGTCGGCATACACATAGCTTGCAGTTAAGCCTTGTTCGCCCTCCGCCACGGTTAAAGTGATTTCGCCCGCTTCGAGATTGACGCTGTAAGTTTCGCCTTCGGTTAATAGCGAACCGCCTAATTTGACATTAGTGACGCTAATTAAGCCTTTCTTCGCGGTCTTCGCCACAAGAGTGTTGCTGTCCTGAGTTAACACTTCGTCCGTCACTGTCGTACGGTGTTTCGCCGGGTCTAACACATTGACCACATACACCTGACCGCGGGCGTAGCGCGCCAAAATGTCGAAGGCATCAGGCAAAGTAAAGCCCTGGTCTAAAATGGTACCGAACTGCGAAAAGTCTTTTTTGGTTAAACAGACGGTCAATTCGTTCACTGCCCCCATGGGTGCAGTGCCGACGATACCGATAATCGCACCGTCTACGGTGCTGACTGCTACGGAACCGCCGTTTACACGTTTGGTTTCCGAGCCGTGGTGAAAAGCCATAATCTTCTCCTATGGTTTCTTAGGTTTCAAATCCGGTCGCACAGGTTGATCTGCGCGGCGTAAATGTGCGGTGACAAATTTCGGCAAATCCTGCGCCTGGATCTGTTGCACCTGTTGTGTTTCCGTTTGCAATATCAGTTGATATTGCCAGATACCGGTTTCTTCGTCGGTGCCGTTAAAAAATTCGTCCACCAACCAGCACTCGGTGCAATTTACGGGGCGGAACCCCACCATCAACAAGCGCAACTTATCCAGCAAATTCAACGCACCTTCATCATCATGCAAATCACGGGTCAGTACCGTCAGGGCGACTTGTACATGCCGGGTTTGCAGCACCGCTTCCGTGGTACGCGGTTTTTCGAATTTGCTTGCCAGGTAACTAATCAGCACCGCCCCGTTAATATGCGATAAAGAATACGTCCCGGGGTTGTTGGGAAAGAGTTCCACATCCCATTCCGGCAAATTTTCTTTCAAATATTGTGCAATATCGTTCAGAATTGGTTGGGTGTCTGACATCGTTAATATCCGTCGGTATTTATGCGCTGAGTTGCCCGCACTTCGTATTCGCTGTTATCCGGCAGTAAATCGTCCGATTTTTCTACTGCACTTTCCGCAATACCTAAATGCAATTTGCCGTTAGCAATTTGTTCCAGTTCCTTCACCGCCTGGGTGTAGGTTTCTTTCACGGTTTCCGGCATTTTGGTTTCCGGGCGGCGCGCATACAGCCAATAGCGAGCAAGGGTTAATGCATGCTGACTGATGAGCGTCGGAACCTGTGTAAGCGGCAGGGTATAACGAGAACGTAACGCCGCATCAATCCGTTCGTCCGCCACTTTAATCGCGGTGTCCAGCACGGTTAAATTCGGCTCCGTCGCTGTCGGCTCGTCATTGCTTAACTGCACCAGCGTTTTACGGGCAAATGCCGTGGTGAGCTCATCAATCGTTACGTACATTATTCAACCTTAGATTCGTCGCCTTTACCGGCGTCTTTTTGTTGCGTTTTTTTCGCTCCATCGGTTTGTTTATTGCCGGTTTGCTTATTGCCGTCTTCCGCCGGTTTTACGATGTCCAAATAAATCCCCAGGTTTTCCGCCTGCGCTTCGTCTAATTCGATAGTGGCACCGATGTCATAACGTTTGCCGTTGTGTAATAACGGGCTGCCTTTTACGGTTGCAGTCACTTTTGCCATGATTGTTTCCTTATGTGTAATGTTGTTTCTGTTTAAGCTGTCTCAGCTCATATCATTCTGAAATGCGCCGCCGGCGGCGCACTTGCCTAAAGTGCGGTCAAAATTTCGGAAGTTTTACACCGCGGATTTAATTAAGTAACCGGCGTCCGCCATTAACAAATATTCCTTGTTAATATCGGTGGCACGTGCGTTGTACACCTTGCCGCCCACTTCGTCGTATTTGTCCACCACAAAGGCGCCCTGACGACGGAAGGTATAACCGAAGGACGGTTTATACATTTTGTGTTTACCGTCCGCCGCTTTTTGCGGTACATACGCCATCACGATGTCGTTTTCCCATACCGGTTGCGTATCTTGGTCTAATTGGGTGGTGTAACTTGCACGACCGATAGCGATTTGCAAATCATCCTGACCTTCACCTTTGATTAGTTCGGCGAATAATGACGGTGAAAGGGATTTCAAACCGCGTTCTTTTAAGATTTCCAGTACTTCTTTGTGGTTGCGGATCGCCTTCCAGACATTTGAGGAGATCACAATACGGTTCACGCTTTTGCCACTTGCCATGCGCACGGCTTCGAACGCGTCATCGAAAACTTTAAATAATTGCGAATCCGCATGACTAAACTGGCTGGTACCGGATAACACGATTTTGTTTTTCGTACCGTATGCAGCTTCATTGGTGACTAAGGCTTTGATACGCAATTCGCGATTCAGCGCCATTTTTTCCATCACTAAATCGATGGCGAATTGTTCATAGTCGAAGTCCGCTTCTTTACCTTCTCGGTAGTCAATCGGATAGGCTAAATCTTTTTCGCCTAATGCGATGTCTTCCGTGGTGACTTTTGCCGGCGTGATTTTATTACTTGCCGCATGCAATTCGCGTTCGTCGTTTTCGGTTACGAACGCTTCTTTACCGAATTTAGGCAAGCGTGCGCCTTCTTTCGGTACATCGGCGATTGGCAATAATAATTCGCCCACGAATTCGTTATTGTGATAACCCAACGCATATTGGGTTAAGACGGGATCTGTTAGGCGAGTTGTTACTTTTTGTCCTGCCATTTTTATTTCCTTTGGTTGATATTAATAGGATTAACGTGTCAATTACTTCACGGCGCCTAAGGCGGTGACATAATCCACATTATGATCTTTCATGTACGCACGAATACGGCGGTCGAGTTCAATACGGGTCGGGTCGTCCGTTTCCGCATATTCCACTTCGTCCGGCGGTGTGTCTTTCGTTTTGTCCGAGGTCGCCACTTCACCGAATTCAATGATTTTCGGCGATTGCGCAAGTGCGGTCTTAAATTGGCTTAATACGTCCTGTTCTTCGCCCTCCCCGAATTCCGGGTCTTTACCCGCTTTCAGGTCGGCAAGATTGTCGAGTGCGCGCACTAATGCGTCTTTCACGACCGGGGCAAGTTTGCCCTGTTTAACCAAGCCTTCGGCGAATTCCGCATTACCGGCTTTTTCCGCCGCCAACGCCGCTTCCGCCTGAGCGGCTTCCGCTTTCGCTTTTTCTGCTTTCAGTTTTTCGTTCTCCGCCTTTAAGGCTTCGATTTCTTCAGGTGTCATTCCAGTTTCTCCTTCGGGTTTCTGGGGTTCGTTAAAAATCGGTTCAGGTGTGACTTGTTCGGACTGCACCTGTTTCTGAATCTGGTCGCGCATCGCGTCTTCTTTCAACCATTCCACTTCAAAGTGGGGTAGGGCTTTGTCGGCGTCTTCAATGCCGAACTTGCCGATAATCCATTCGCGCAAACGGCTGAACAGGCTGGCTTGTCCCCAGTCGCTGAATTCCAGGAAGTCGTCATCTTCGGCAAACTCCACCTGTTTCAAGCCCTTAACGGCCGGGGGCATTGCCCCCAGAAATCCCACGTGGCGCAGTGACAGTACGCCTTTGTGCGGATTATTCGGGCTGTCCGGCAGATAAAATGCCGCAGAAACTTTTTTGAATTTGCCGCTTTTCACCATTTCGGCAAATTCGGCGTCCACTTCGTCCACATCAGCTTTCAGTACATCGCCGTCAAGGCTTAAGCCTTTCACCCAGCCCCATGCCGGGTTGTTTAATTTGGGATGACCGATCACCAAGGGCGCTTCATGGAATTCGGGGTTGTAAAATTTGACGGTGTCTTGCAGATCTTCGACGGTAATATCCACTTCGGTGCCATGGGCGTCCAAGCGTTTACCTGCTTTGAAAATTTCGATTTGGGTCATATTGCCTCCGTTACGGGGCAATCATAGAAAATTAACGGGGATTGCGCTTTTAATCACGTTTAAAGAATGAAAGAAGTGTGCAAACAGAAAATCAGGCGTGAATGATGTTTTAGGTCGTTTATGCGTATTTATAAACGCCTATAAACGGATTGGAGCAATAATTTATCGAATTTAAAATAAAAACGCACAGCGACGTTTTTAGGGCTTATTTTTGATTTTAGCGGGTTATTTGATTTTCCCCAGCGTTTTTTGCAGGTGTGCGGCCGCTTTTTTAAGCAGAGAATATTCGTTCTCTTTGTTCACGCCCAGCCACGGACGTGCCGGGATAGTAACCTGACGCCCCTTTCCGGCTTTACCGCCGAATTGGTGTAACGCCGCATAGACTTCCGGCGAACCGAATTCCACGCCATCATCCAGGATATTATAGGCGGTTTTGTTCGCCAAATTACCGTCTTGACGCAAAATCTTCAGTGATTTACCGCGCTTGCGTTTCCGTTCCAGAGTTTTGGCGGTAAGAGGCTTCCAAGGTTTGCCGTTCGGGTCTTTCTCCGCTTTAAAGCGTTCGTCATGGATTTTCTTTAATTCCTCACCAAGCAAGGCATACAAGCGGCGCGGCTCTTTGAGCTGAGCGGCAATGGATTGCAGTTTTTTAACGGCTTGGGTGTCGTCTAAGGTGATTTTTATCATAGCGTTTGCCTTTTCTCAAAAGAGTGATATATTTGAATACACGGCGGGGGTTTCCTACTGGAAAGGTTGTGCTGTTAAAGGCTCATTATCCTGTTCGAATCAGGCAAACCGCCGTGTATTACAACTTACCCCACAACACTTCGTATTTGTGCATTCCCGTTGAATCCGTAAATAAACCACCGGTTGAAACCATATTCAATTTAAATGTTTGTTTCTTGCCCGTCAGCTGATCTTTCAGTTTTGCGTTATAGTCCATCTTAATTGCTACCTTACCATTCTCCGTATCGTACACGAATAGAAGGGTGTCCAACGCCTTATCGGGGTTTTCAAAACTTTCTTTTGTCTGCAACAATATGGCACTTGGGTTTCGCAATTTTTCCGGCAGATTCTCCCAAAACACCAACGGTAAGGCGATATTGGCATTCTGCTTAATCTCACGTAATCCGTGCAACACGTCTTTATCACGTACGGCAATCACCGCCGTTTGCGGGGCTTTATCAAGTGCGGTCAGTTTTTCAATAATTTCCGGCGCCAGCACGCCCACATATTTCAGCTGTCCGCGCGCCACCTTCTCAGCGGCGACCGTATCCACCATATCTTTCATCGCCGCATTTAACATCGTCACTGCCAGCGGGCGTTCCAGAATATTTTCCACCAACAGGCTGGCAAATTTCGGTGCGGCGGTGATGAGCTTTTGCATTAACACCGCATCGATGGATGCGTTGCGCCGCTGTTTAACACGGTCGAAGTTCCACGGGGTGAATCCGACGTCGGTGCCTTTTGTCACGGTGACGATGCGCGGATTGCCGGAACGAATACCGACGGTTTTCTGTTCGAATTCGATTTCCGGTGCCGTGCCTACTTTCTTGCCGTAACGACGTAAATCCGCCTCATCGTGTGCCACGACGGTGCAGTGACAGCCGTAGGCTTTAATCGGGTAATGATAACGCCACCACGGGTCGTCATAGCGCAGCACCAAACCGTCCCACGCCATGTGTTGTTCGCGCGGATGAGCGTTGTCATTGTGCTGATATTCCCAATAGGGCATATCTTCCGCCATATCTAAATGCTGTTGCAATCGTCCGCGGTTGTAGGCACCGTACACGTTGGTGTCGTAAATAATACGGGTGCGCCAGTTGCGCCCGCCGTTATATTCCCACCCCGTATTGGCAATGATGTCATCAAAGCGCCGGCGAAAGCTTTCTAAGGTTTCACCCTTCAGCACAGCGGCTTCCACCGCTTCGCGCAAGGCGATCAGCACTTCGTTGCGATTGGCGCCGGCGACCATAAAAAAATAATCATGTTCTTCGCCAAGTACATCCAAATAGCTGTTGGTTTTCAGGTTAAGTTTCTTTTCGAAATACTTAGCCTGCTCCTCGAAGGTGAATTTACTCATCGCCTTTTACCTTGCGTTCATCATTAACGGATTGGCGCCCGGCTAATTCCGATACGGTGGACGCCATCGCCAGCAATTTGCCGTATTCCGCAAAACTTAATTCCGGAATCAGGCTGTCCAGTTGGTTGCGAAAGTCTTCCAGGCTGTCCGCCTGAGCTAGACGGTCTTTCACCGTTTGTAACCAATCGTCCACCTGGCTTTCGCCTTCGATTTCCAGTTGTTCGATAATTCCGTCGGCAATAGGGTGTAAGCCTTGCTGATTATGTTCGGCAAACTCGGAAACCTGCGGATTTTTGACCGCACTTTGCGTCTGCTGAATTTCAATATCGCCGTCTTCAAAACCGTATTCCCGCTGAAAATACGTTTTAGAAAACCGCACGCCCATGCTGTGCAGTTTTGTGTCGCGTTCCACTTGGGTGGTATTGATTTCAGCCTGTTCAAAAAATTCAAATTGCGGCAACTGGTCTACGGTGAAATTGTATTTCACAATCCATTGCAACAATGTATTAAAGGTTTCTTCAATCATTGCGCGGTCATCGGCGCAAATATCCTCCGCCACCTCAAGCCCGGCTTGTGCGCTGGCGCGATTGCTTTCCTGTTCGGTGGTTTGATTCTGTCCGAGTAAAGCAATATTGATTTCCGCCTTACAATGTTTCAGGAATTTTTCATAGGTATCGGCACTGGCGGCTTTGCCGGAAGATTCGATAATCTCTACGCTGCTGTCGTCCGGGATAACGGCGATGGCCGAACCAATCATGGCTTCCAGGCTGTCCGCCAGTCTGTCTTTGTCCGGTTGTTGCGCCTGGCGCGAATGTTTACCGACCAACCAGGGCGAACCGTATTTTTCAGTGAACTCCAACCAGAATTTCAGACCGCCTTTTTTGAACGTCGCCGCCCAAAAGCAAAGGGACAAGTCGCCCAGCCCGTACGGGTTGTCTTGGGTGGCTTCCTGAGTTGTCAGCAAAAACTTGTCTTCCGGTAATAATTCGCCGGTGACCCAATTTTCTTTGGTGCGGAAACGGAGTTGATTGTCTTCATCGAACACGAACCATTCCGGCTTTTTGCCGATGATTTCTAACGGCACAAACAAGCCGTCCCGTTCACCCCACATCACTTCGCTGACCTGGTAACCGTATAAGGCGGCATTCAACATTTCGGTGATAATGTTATTCATCTTCAAACGGCTGAAAATCCGCTCAAGCTGAGCGTCCACTTTTGCGTTGTTAGTCGTGGTAATCCGCCATTCCAGCTTTTTCACCGCCGCTTTACGACGACGCACGCCGGAACGTACTTGTCCGTCGGAAAGTAATTCACGATAAACGGCAATGTCTTTTCCCATTTTTTTGAGTATAGGATCGGGATTTGGCAAATAATAGCCAAACGCCCAGAAATCAATACTTCTCGCCCGAGTGGCGATTTCAGTTACAAGGTTCTTATTTTTCATAATCCACCAGACAAGCTAAAACAACGAATACCCACCAAAAGGGCTTGTCGTAAAATAGTAAAAATGTACCTGAGAGCACAAGCGTTATAAATGCAATCATGGCTAATATCCTTCACTAATAGTTTGGCTACGCCGCGCGCGGCGGGTGACCGCGACAACCGGCAATCGTACATCCTGCCGGGTGGCAAAATGCAAGAGTAATAAGGCAATTGCCGTATCTCCGTGGCGCTTGTTTTTGCCGCCGTCCACGCTTTTTGCCCGTTTATCCGGGATGCGCGGCACACCACGCACAATTTCGAAGGCTCGCAAGTCTGCGAGCACATCCGCATTTTTCGGTAATTTTGTGAGCGTGCCATCTTCTAACGCCGCTTTAAACGGTGCGGTATTTTCCTTGTACCATTTCTCGCTCAGCTGAATGATATGGATCAGACTGTCGCCAAAGGCGTCGCGGGCTTTTTCGGCTAATGAGCCGCCGTTTCCACCGCCATCAAATGCGGCGCCGCTGAACAATGGCAAGGCTTTCAAAATGTAAAGCACAATCTGTTCCTGTTGGGCATACGGCATATTACCCAGCTCGACAATAAACTGAATTTCATTGGTTAAATTCGGTTGTTGTGCGGCAATTACGAGCGAGGTTAAGTCGCCTTTGCGGGCAAAGTCTTCACCGACAAAGTGCGGTCGGGTTTTATCTAAATCATCTAACAGCGGTTGAATTTCTTCTTGGAGCCATTGCGCAATTTCTTTGGCGCGCACCGGTTCGTCAATGAGTTCAAAATCACGCGCCATTTCTTTGCGCACAAGCGGCGTATGCGAATGCATTTGGCTTTCGATAAGCGCACGGGATAACCATTTACCGCCGGAGTTTTTCGGAATGCAATCCAATTCTTCTGCGGCATCTTCGCCGTATGACGCTCTAATTTCCGCTTCCCATTGCTGTTCGCCTTCTTTCGAATAAGCCCGATTGGTACGTAGACAAATACGTTCATACAAGCCGTCTTTCATGGCATCTTCGAAGGTAATCGTGTGTAAGCTATATGGTTTTTTCCCTTCTCGAATTTCCTGAATCAGTTCATTGAATGGGTTATCCACACCATCGTGGGTGCTGATAATATGCACTCGACCGCCCCACATTAACAGCGCCATTGCCGCCTTGAGTAATTCGCTTAAGCAAGGGTGGAACGCCGCCTCATCAATAATAACCAGACCTTGTTTACCACGTAAGTTTGACGGACTGCTGGAAAGTGCGGTAATTCGCCAACCGCTGGCAAAGCGAATGGTAAAGGCTAAAATGCTTTCTTCATCTTTACCTTCCTTGAAAACTTCTTGCGTTTCTTCCACTTCGCTGGCAGCTAGACCGTAGAATTTCGCCCAGTTGGCACAATCCCGAATAAATTCGAGCGCCATGTCCTTGTTATAGCCTACATACCACACATCCATACCGCTGTTACTGGCGGCAAGCAACGCACAATCGGCGGCTTCGCCCCAGGTTAAACCGATACGACGGGATTTTTCGACCACTTTGACAGGGCTGGTATCTTCACACCAACGTTGTTGATAACCCAACAACACCATTGGCGTGCGAGACATCGCCTGCATAATAGGGTTGAGATCAAGTTCTACGGTTTGTTGTTTGCTCATTTGGTTGCAATACCTAAAATCTTACGGCGAATTTCATCAGCAACTTCATCACTTAATCCGCCTTTCTTCACGACTTTTTCGACTTCCTTCGCCGCAGCTTCCGCCCGTTGTTTGACTTCCGCCTGATAGGCTTTCAGCTTGGTGCTGGCTTGGATAAGCGACGCGACATTTTTACCGGCAAAACTGAGCGCCTGGAATTTTTCCATCGGCGACATTTTTTCATCTTCTTTAGCATCTTCAATATCCACCAAGGCTTCGAAAAGTGACGATTGCAATAAGCCCATTAAGGCTTCACTGCGTTTGTCTTCTTTATCTTCCGCCCCTTCGGCGATAATGCGTGCCGCTTCGGTGCTGTCTTTGATTGCTTTGAAACGACGTTCAATCTTCTGTCCATAGCGATGTATCGCCGATTTGCTGATTTGATAGCCCTTTTCCTTCAGCAGTTCTTCAAGCTCCACATAGCCGGAAAAACCGTTCTCGGTTAAGGCACGCTCAAGCCAGCGACGGACATCTTCGGGCAGTTTTTCAATACTGGAACGGGGTGCCATCGTGTTACTCCCAATATTTTTCAGGGCGTGCAATGCCGGCTTGGCAATCAATCGTGTATTCCACAATATCCACGCCTAAGCGGTTGATGTCGGCATACCAGGCACCGGAAGGTTGTTTATTGAGTTCAATCAATTTACGGTCGGCGAGGTATTCCAGCTGCTGACGGATTTCAAGCGGGGTGACATTAGGATAAATGCTTGCCATGACTTCACGCAGGAACTGTTCATGGGTGGTATAGGGACGGGCTTTATGCAAAGCGTTGAGCAAATTCCAACGCATACCTTCACGGCGGATTTTTTCCATCATTATTTTGCACTCTCAATTTTGTATAAATCACTTAAGGTTTTGTGAACGGCATCCATTTTGGCTTCCAGTACCGTTTGTCCGCGGATATAGTCGTCGCGCAGGACGTAAACCAACGGCATAGAGCTATTCATTTTGTTTACCATACGTTCCAGGTCCTCCACTTTTTCGTTGACCCGTTGTTGGTTGGCGTGGCGTTCTTCCATCGCATTCTGGAATTGCGCCACCAGCATTTTGGCAAACCCGAAACAACAACCGAGAAACGACAATAGCAATCCGACCAAATGCCAGAATTCAACGGTAATCGTCATGGGTTTCTCCGTCTTTTACGCATCACAGGATTTTCCACGCCTAATTTAAGCGCCTGGGTGATATAACTTCGGCGTTCCGCAACCACAGGATTTTGTTGCGCAAACCGCCAGCCTTGCCAGCGTTTGCGGAGTTTTCTTAAGAATTTCATTTACGTTTTCCTAATTCGTTTAGCCATTTAAAAAAGCGTTTAAGCAGTTTTACGAGATTCAGAAACGCCAGTAATTTGTCCATTGATAGCCCCCTTAATTTTTGCTTGATAGCTGGTCACCACGCCTTTTGCCGTAGTGGCGCCGAATAAATAAATCAGCACATTGTTCAACAAGCTTTCCGCGTAGGGTTGACCTGTGACGACGGCATACACGGTTAAGCCGAATACACATAAAGCACCGATAAGCTGTACGGTACTGGTCGTGGATAATTTGCCGTCGGTGGATAACAATTCTTTCAGCATAATGATTCCTTGAATTTTGATGACCGGTTGAAACTACACTTCGTTATCGACCGCCGCATAAGCCAAGTTACCGGCAATACGGTTCATCCAGCCTTTGCCGTAGCGTGGGAAGTTTTTCAACTTGGTATAAAAGCGGATGCGTTCGGCATTAAAGCGTAATAGCAAATCAGAAATCGGCATTTTTTCGACCGCACTTAATGTGACCTTGCCCACAATGCCGTCATCCGCCACATTTACCGCACGTTGCAACATACGGCTGGCAGTGCCGGTGCCGTGGTTAACCGCGGCATCAAAGAATTGAAACGCCACCGCTTCGGGTAATTTTTCGCAGTGGTAGCGTTGCCAGAAGGCTTTTTCATAGATTTTGAAGGCTTGTTCACGGGTCATGACTTTCATTTCTCCGTTGTAGCCGTTTTCGCGTGCGGTGTATTTGGTAATGCCCCAGTTAGTTTCACCACCAGGGTCGTGTGGGTCATTGACATAGCTGCCTTCGTGACCGATCACTCGGTCGAAGACTTGTTGAAAGGTTAGGGTTTCAGGCATAAAAAACTCCGGTTATCAGGATTACTTGATAACCGGAGTTTATAAAAATACTAAAATTTTATATTTTAAACTTGTTTATAGAGTCTGATTAACGACGTCTCATTAAATGGTCAATACTATTCTGTCTTGCTATATCTACCTCAGACTGATGTTTTAGCATATCTGCAGGAATTAAAGTAATAAATACCGTCCAAATTTGCCAAAAAGTTAAATAACATAACAAGCCAAAGCTAATTGCTCGCATAATTCCTTTATGCTCTAGAAAAAAAGGGCATTGCTTTAGAATTGGAGCAAGAATACCAATCAATAATACGATACAAAGAATCGCTGTAGAATTTACAATAGGTGAGAACAGAGTACCAAAACGGGTATCCGAATTAATTTGTTGTGTTGTTCGCTCTCTAAAAGGGGCTCTAAGTTTTTCAGGATAAACAATAGCGAACCACGCACCGACAACTGCAAAAATGATAGATGCTGTGGTGCGTAGCGTTTCGTAAAGTCCCCATTGTTCGGAGAATGTTATTTTATCGCCCACGAAATATGCCGCCATACTAGAAAGGGTCAGGGATAATCCTAAGACGATTTTTTCACATAGAGTCATTTAACTAATCTTTGATAAAATAGCTGTACGCTTATTTTCCAATTCTGAAAGAAGTTTTCCCATATTACCAAATGAATTTTGCTCCGTAAATGACAGAGATAGCTCACCTTCCCATTTTGCAAGAGCATGGCTAAACCAAAGCTGCTCACCTCCTAACATAGCAAAACCATAATCCAAAGAATGAAGAGAACTTATATCATCTAACCATTCATCATATAACCCTTGGACTTCTTGGGCTGTTAGCCCATTTGGTATTGAAATTTCAGTATTTATGCTGAATGTATCCGAAGCCGATGGGGTGCGCTTAATCCCTGTAAACATCGCTAATGCTTTTTGAAAAAACTTTTTACTTATTTCAGTTCTATATTCTGCTGTCGCTTTTTTAGTGATTTTTTTAATCTCAGGGGCTCTATTTTTTAATACATCAAGTCCTTGTGATAAAGGGTAAAGTTGAGATTGAAACGTTGGCGGGTATTTATAAATAGTCTCTTGAGGATTATTCGGATCTAGGGAATAACCTTTCACTTCTAATTGATTAGATTGCTGATCTAACTCTTTGATCACATGTTTAGAGAACAACTTCATAAATTGGCGGATATATTTTTCCATATCACCCCGACCATTTATGATAGTATTGAAACAAATAGTGGCAAAAATATTTTTACTCGGCACAAACCAAAAGTAAGTTGGATAACCCGGAATTGAATTTGCTTTAATTGCATTAGCATCTGCTTGTTGAATACTACCAACAGTTGAATTGTTAGGTAATGACAAAACACCAGCTTCTGTGCTTGGAACTTGATTCCACATCACTAACAAAGCTGAATCTGTATTTGTTTTAATGTCAGCAAGATAAGTGCAAAAACTACTATTATTCTTATTTTTAAACACATCAGTATCGGCCAATGTTTTACCTATTGCCCATTGTTTTAAGTCTTCCAACAATTCTTTTACATTAAGAAACTTTTCACTAGAGCTACCTCCGTGTTTAGACCGAACATAAAGCCCACAACGTTTAATTTGGTAAAAAGTAATTCGTGCTTCCATTTTTATTCCTTTAGGTTAGTTAAAAAATTGGTGTTATTCCTTAGGCATTGTTATCGCCATGCTTTTTGCTACGGCGAGAATAGTGGCTCTTCCTGCATCGTTGCTGTTTAAGAAATACTGCACGAGCAAGCCTGTTTTACCCGAAAAATCCGCTTTCGGCATATCTTTTAAAGCCTCCGTAGTTATTTCCTCGAATACTTCTTTTCTTGTGCCGAGCAAAATGTAATCCATATCTACACCTATTGCAGCTAATGAGAACAAAACTTCGCTTCCGGCTAAAGCAACTCCACGCTCATATTTTCCCCACATTTCACGAGAAACGCCGCATTTCTTGGCTATTTCAGCTTGAGTTAATCCTAAACGATTTCGTTCATTTTTTAATCGAACAGAGAAAAGAGAACTTAAATTCATATTTTTACCTTGACAATGAGAACATAAGTTCTCATAATATATTCAACAGTTAAGCACATTGTACCACAAGGAGAAAAAAGAAATATGACAAATACTGTTAAAACAGCCAATCAGATTAAGTTGGAATTTCATCAACAAGGTAAAACAATTTCTAGTTGGGCAAAAGAAAATGGCTACAGTCGCACCGATGTAAGCCGTGTAATTAACGGTTTGGCAAAAGGACAGCGTGGTAAAACGCTTGAAATAGCCGTGAAATTGGGGATGGTGATTTTATGATATTTATCAACAACAAACGAACCATAAAACAACAGAAATAGGAGGCGTTTATGTTTAGTCGGTTATTGATTTACTTTTTAAAAAAACCTGCTGTGCAGGAAACCTTGGTGGATATTGTTATGGGTTACCGTAGAACTCGTCCCACCACTGAATTTGCTTCGCCATCCGATGTACCACCTGACCATAAGTCATCGGCTTGGTTAGATGAAATACATCGAGATGCGTCGGCTCATTTAGATACATTCGGGCTTGTTTGTAGAGGTAGTCCTTCATATCCAATCGGGCGTCGTCATCGTGGATGTTGTCGATAAGACAGCAAAGCAGGTATTCATAGAGATTGTTTTCCACCTGGAGCGTTTCGACTTTGGCTTCGAGCATTGCCAAACGAGCTTCAAATGATTGATTAGCGGCATTCATTATTTTGTCCTTTTATTTATGTAATGTTTGCCACATTTTACCACGACACAACAAGGAGAATAAATGACAAACAACGATTTTTCCCCCTTGCCGTATCCACAAACTACGGAGAGCGCAAGAGCCTATTTTATCCGTCACGGGATTAACCGCAGCGAGTGGGCAAGACACTTCGGCATAGACCAACAGGCGATTTCCGACCATTTGCGCGGGCGGTTAAAAGGCACCTGGGGCGAATCGCACAAAGTGGCGGTGTTATTAGGGTTAAAGCCTAACCCCGACCAACAAGCGGCAGCCTAATGCCGCGGTGGCGACCTGACGCATTCGTTCTTTAACAATTTGGATAGATGATTTTTCCCGACAACAACAAAAAGTGCGGTCGAAAAACCGCAAGAATTAACAGGAGAAAGAGTTATGAAAAATTTATTGATTAAATTAGCCAAGCGCTACTTACAACGCCACGGCTATATCGTGAAAAGCAAAGCGGAATGCAGTTTAGTGCCGGACTTTGTATTACGCATGCAGGAAAACCGCGTGCAACCTATGCAGCCAATCGACTGGGCGGAAGAAGGAGAAATAAGATGAGTGAAAAAATCAACAGCACACAGCGGGCCCTGCGGATTTTAAAAGCCTTGAAAGGCAGAACCCTAACTGGGTTAAGCAATAAGGAATTAGCCGACCGCTTGAATGAAAGCCCTGTGAATATTACGCGTTCCTTACAGGCGCTAATTGCGGAAGGTTTGGTGGTGAAACTGGAAGAAACGGGACGCTTTGCCTTAAGTATTCAGATGTTGCAGATTGCACTAACCCACCAGCGTGATACGGAAAAAATGCAAGCCAGAATGGCAGAAATGAATCAGCGTGTGAATGCTGGGGTATTTTAAATGCGCCGACGTCGGCGCATTTGAACGAATTAAATTATAGAAAAAGGATCACAAAAAATGACAGAGACAACCGAAAAATCGACCGCACTTTCTAACGAAAGTTATGTACGCCATAGCATGGCAATTATGGATAAATGGGGCAACGGCGAAGCATATGATGAAAAAATCATTGTAGATCGCGGTAAGCATTGCCAACGCACGATGGTGGAAAGCATGCTCGAATTTGGACGAGTGCTAATCATTTTAAAAGAACATATGGCACACGGCAAATTTCAAGAAACCTTAGAACACGAATTTAATGTAACACCAAGAGCTGCACAAAAATTTATGCAAGCCACGCTGAAATTCTGCGGCGAAGGTTTGCAAGACACCACGCCGAAGTTGGTGCAGTTAGGAAAATCGAAGTTATTAGAGTTGGTCACCCAAGATGATGACGATTTAAAAGAACTTGCCGAAGGTGGCACGGTGGCAGGCTTAAAGCTGGACGAAGTGGACAGAATGAGCGTGCAGGAATTACGTAAGGCGTTACGTAATGCCAAAGCGGAAAAAGAAGCGATGGGGAAAGTGCTTGCCAATAAAGACAACAAAATTAACGAATTGGATGTGGAGTTGGCGAAAAAGAAAAAAGACATCGAAACCCGAACGCCCGATAAAAAAGGGGGCGATTTACGCAAAGAAACCTCACAAATCGCCTACGGGGCAGAAGCTATTTTACGCGGACAGGTTCGCCCGGCATTTGACGCACTATTGGAACATACCGAAGAAAGCGGTATGGATCATACGCAGTTTATGAGCGGTGTGGTGGCGGAAATTGAGTTGATTTTAATTGAGCTTAAAGAAACCTACGGACTAAACGATGTGCCGTCGGTGGAGGCGGACGACTGGGAAAATCAAAGCGATAAAAGCTTAGGCAGTGTGTTAGACGAAATTATTGCTGACCAACAAGCAATGTAAGGCGGGACCATGGCGATTTTACCCGAAGTGCTGATGAATATCGCTTTGGATGTAAAGCGGGCCAAAGCGCGGGGTGACAAACTGGAACCGATTTATCAGCGTGGTTGCGAATTGACAAAGCTTTCCCGCGCTACATTAATTCGCCAATTAAAGCCGTATTTACCGCCCAGCGGGCGCAAAGTGCGGTCGGATAAAGGGGCGAACCAGTTGGAACTTGCGGAGCTGAAAACCATTTCAGCCGCCTGGCTGGAAAATCGGCGCAACCAGTATAAAAAGCGGATGTTACCACTGGATGAACTGCTTGCCATGTTGCGTGCCAACGGCGAAATTAAGGCGGAATTTGTGGATAAAGCCACGGGCGAAATCCGACCTTATTCGGAAAGTGCGGTTAGCCGTGCATTAATTAACGCCAGATTGCACCCCGACCAGTTGTTAAAACCGAAACCCGCCATTCGTATGCGCAGTTTGCACCCGAATCATTGTTGGCAAATCGACCCGTCTTTATGTGTGTTGTATTACTTAAAGCGGGATCACAAACAAACGGAAAACGGTTTGCAGGTGATGGAAGCCAAACGGTTTTATAAAAACAAGCCCGCCAATGTGGCGAGTGTGGAAAGCGACCGGGTGTGGCGTTATGTGATTACCGACCATACCAGCGGTGTGATTTATGTGGAGTATGTTTACGGCGGGGAAACCTCGGAAAACCTATGCAACACCTTTATCAACGCTATACAACGCAAGCCTCACGGTGACGAACCGTTCTGCGGCGTGCCGAAAATGGTGATGCTTGACCCGGGTTCGGCAAATACCTCAAAAATGTTCGATAACTTATGCTATCAACTGGGGGTGAAATTGCAGATTAACGAACCCGGCAATCCGCGCGCCAAAGGGCAAGTGGAAAAAGGCAACGATATTGTGGAACGCCAGTTCGAAAGCCGGTTGCGGTTTAAATCGGTAGCCAATCTTGATGAGCTTAACGAACGGGCGCATGAGTGGATGCGGGCGTTCAACGCCACCAAGAAACATTCGCGACACGGTATGCCACGCTATAAAGCCTGGCTACATATTACCAAAGAACAGTTGGTACTTGCGCCGTCTCTCGACATTTGTCGCGAACTAATGGTTTCCAAATTAGTGGAACGACAAGTGGACGGACAGTTGCAAGTGAAGTTTGAAGGGCTGACCTATGATGTGAGCGGTGTACCTAACTTGAATGTGGGTGACAAATTACGGTTGGGCAAAAATCCGTATCGCCCCAACTGCATTCAGGTGGAATGCTTTGAACAGATGTTTGATGAAAACAATGAGATGAGCTTGAAGCCTTATTGGTTTGTGGTGGAACCGATTGAAACGGATAAATTCGGGCTGGATGTGAATGCGGCGGTGATTGGCGAAAGCTACAAATCGAATGCCAAAACCACGCTTGAAACCAACCGTGAAACGGTGGAACGCTTGGCATACGGTGCAACCGATGATGACGGCGTGAAAGCGGCTAAGAAAGCGAATAAGCCGTTATTTGACGGACGCATTGATCCATTCAAGACGATTGATGAACGCCCTAATGTGATGTTTATACCAAAACGTGGTCAGGAACACGAACTGACCACCAACGCAAGACGGGTTGAACAAAAACCTGTCGGTTTAGTGGAATGCGCCAAACAGCTTAAAACCCGCTTTCCGCAATGGAACGGCAAGCATTATAAGCAGCTGGCAACACATTTCGCGGACGGTGTGCCGGCGGAGTTGCTGGAAACCTGGTTACAAGATGAAAAATTGCCTGAAATTTTGAATCCTGAAACCAAGATTCTGAAGCTTAACGCGGCATAAATTTTGATGAACGGAGACGCTATGTTGAAGTTAAAACAGGCGCTGATTGACAAGGGTGTAAGCCTGCGGCAATTGGCGCAGAAGATAAACTTTTCGCCTGCAACGGTGGCACAGTTGGTTAATCATAATCAACGTGTGAAACAGTGGGCGAAATTTGAGCGATGTTTAAGTGATGGTTTACAAAGTTTCGGCATTACGGAACCGCTTGTAGACTTGCTTAAAGAGGAAGCGACAGGGGAAAGTTTGGCGACCGAGCCTGCCGCTTCTGCCCCCAAAACTAAACAAAACATTGAGGACGACATTATGTTACTCGCAAAACAGACTTTATTTCCAGCCACAAAGAAACATTTTTCGCTGTTTCGGGATCCGTTTGCGGAAGATATTCGCAGTGCGGACGATGTATTCAGTTCGGCAGACGTGCGGTATGTACGCGAAGCGTTATTTCAAACCGCAAAACACGGCGGCTTTATGGCGGTGGTGGGTGAAAGCGGCGCGGGCAAATCCACCCTGCGACGTGATTTGATTGACCGTATCAACCAAGAAAACGCTCCGATTACGGTGATTGAGCCGTATATCATCGCCATGGAAGACAATGACGTGAAAGGCAAAACGCTGAAAGCCGCCCATATTGCAGAAGCGATTATTAATACGCTGGCGCCGCTGGAAAGCGTGAAACGCAGTCCGGAAGCACGCTTTCGCCAGTTGCACAAGGTGTTAAAAGAAAGTGTGAAATCCGGTTATTCCAACGTGCTGATTATTGAAGAAGCGCACAGTTTACCGATTCCTACCCTAAAACATTTAAAACGCTTTTTTGAGTTGGAGGACGGCTTCAAAAAGTTGCTTTCCATTGTGTTAATTGGTCAGCCTGAGCTGAAAGTGAAACTTTCCGAACGCAACACGGAAGTGCGTGAAGTGGTGCAACGTTGCGAAGTGGTTGAGCTGGCGCCATTAGACAGCGAATTGGAAAATTTTGTCGCGTTTAAACTGGCAAAAGTGGGCAAAAAAGTGGATGACATTTTCGACGAAGACGCCTTTGCCGCCGTGCGGCAACGTTTGGTTGCGGTGAATCGTAATAAAACGTCTACCAGCATGCTTTATCCGCTTGCGGTGGGCAATTTGCTGACAGCAGCGATGAATTTGGCAGAAAGTTTAGGTGTGCCGAAAGTATCCGGCGAAGTGGTGATGGGAGTATAAAAATGGCAAAAAAAGCAGTACGTATTAAGGCAGAAACTCACGAAATTAATCTGCAAACGCAAGATGATGTGGCGTTAGCCATTAAGGAAATCGGCGACTTGGAGCGTGAGCAGGTGCGTCTTTCCACCTTGCAAGCGGATGAAAAAGCGGCGATTGATGAAAAATATACGGAAAAATTGACCGCACTTAAAGAGCAGGTCAAGCCGTTACAAAAGGCGGTGCAGGCTTATTGCGAAAGCCGTCGCGATGCGCTGACAAACGGCGGAAAACAGAAAACGGCTTACTTCACCACCGGCGAAGTGCAATGGCGGGCAAAACCGCCGGCGGTTATCGCAAGAGGCATCGACGTTATTTTGGAAAGCTTGCGTAATTCGGGGTTGTTTCGTTTTATTCGGACCAAAGAAGAGCTGAATAAAGAAGCGATGCTTGCCGAACCTGATATAGCGCGTTCGATTGACGGCGTGACGATTCGCGAAGGCGTAGAAGAATTTGTGATTAAACCGAACGATGAAGAGGTGCGAACATGAACGATCGCGAACAGATTAAACAGGTATGGAAGCAGGAATACAATGAGGCAGCAGAAGCCGCCGCCAAAACGGAACGTTCCGGCAACTATTACCAAGCCGCCGAATTGTGGAAAAAAGCGAAAGAAAAAGCCTTAAATTTATCGCAAAAAGAATGGTGCAAACGACGCTATCAATACTGCATAAGTTGGGCAAGCAGACGGGAGAAATAATATGTTTGATGTCCTTGAACAACTTAAACTGCAAATTCATCAAGCAATTGTGCAGTTAGAACAGGCGGAAAAAGCCTTACATAAACAAGAGATGACGCAGGCGTCTATTTATGTTGAAAATGCGAAAGGGATTCTGATGAAACTCGGAGGAAGAATTAAATGACTATCCATAATGCTAAATTGCAATTAGTGGTAACCGCTGATAAGGATGATCTAAATATCAAAACCGGTATTGATTGTCATAATTTACCCCATCAACTGAAGGAAATAATGTCGGATTTGCTGGTGAAATTTCCGGTGTTGATTCGTTCGGCTTGGTTTTATATTACCGATAATTATGCTGATGCCGAAAACGGTTTTGATGTCACGCTGACCTTCCATTTTGAAAAGGAACAAGGGGATGATTGGTCTACCTCGGCGAAATCAACACACCCCGGCACGGTTGAAGATTTATTGTTAGGCATGGCGAAGATGATTTTTCAGGAAGATCCCATTATTGACGAGCTTATCGAAATGGAACTGGAAGAATTAGATTTGCCCGAATATGTGCAGCATTTCGACCCAACCTGTTAAAAATAAAGCCACCTTCGGGTGGCTCTTTTTATATATGGAGAATGAAAAATGAAAGACAAACTATTGAAGAAGATTAAAAAGTTGATGGCATTAAGCCAATCATCTAATCCGCATGAAGCGGCAAAAGCTTTAGAGCTTGCGCAAAAATTGATGGTCGAAAATGATCTTAATCAAAGCGATGTACTCTTCTCAGAGTATAACGGTAAACAGGAATTTGCTATTAACACGCCACGTTATGTGCATATGCTGGCTAATGTAATTGAAAAATCCTTTGGCGTAGAAGGCTATTTTTCTAATGAGGATCCGGAACATGGTGTAGGTAGAAGCAAGTTTCATATTGTCTTTTTTGGAAAAGACGAAGCGCCGGCAATCGCTTCTTATTGTTTTGATGTTTTATATCGACAATTGCAAAAATCCCGCAAAGAATTTAATGCCACACAAAGTAAACGTTTAAAGCGTAGCACTGCGATTGCTCGGGCTGACAACTTTTGCGAAGGATGGGTTTCCGGAGTAAATGAAATTGTTAAAAATTTTGTTTCCACACCAAAAGAAAAAGCAGAAATGCAAGAGCAACGAAAAATATTCAATGAGACGCGCAAACTTACAGAAGGAAAGGTACGTGAAAGCGGAAAAACTCATGAATTCAGTGATATGTCTAGACAGCAAGGCTATGAGCTGGGCAAAAAGGCTAAATTAAATCATGGTTTAAACGGAAAAGAAACGATGAAACTGGGGTGCAAAAATGAAAGTTAAATGTAGCGCTTGTGGTGCGGTCTATTCGTTGGATGCGCTAATTGCCAATCAATCCGCCAGCCAGGCATTAAATGCGGCATTAATGGTCAGCGGGGAACTTGGTGAAGCGTTGATTCGCTATTTGGGTCTGTTTCGCCCTGCAAAAACCTCATTAACCTTTGACCGGGTAGCAACCTTATTGAATGAGCTTACACCGATGATTCAAGCCGAGAAAATCACCCGTGACGGGCGTGAATTTCCGGCGCCGACAGAAGCTTGGATTTATGCGATCAATCAAATGCTGGCAAGCCGACAGATGCTGAAATTGCCAATGAAATCTCACGGTTATTTATTAGAGATTATTGCCGGTTACAAGCCGGCAAGCACAGGATTGGAAGTGAGCGTGGTTGTAATTGATGAATATAGTAAAGCACAACCACCGACATCAAGCAAAATGAATGCGGTAAAAGGAGCGTTGGAATGGGGAACGAATGGATAAAGCCAATTTTAGGCAGGGGGTTTGCTGTGTTGCTAACTTTACGGCTGAAAAACGCACCGACAGAAGATATGGTAAAGCCTACGCTGGAAACGTGGTTTCAGGTGCTGACTTACAATAAAAGTTGGGAACAAGAACTTGACCAAGTGCGGTTTGAACGGGCATTTATGTGGATTTCTCAGAATTGCGATTGGTTTCCTACACCGAAAACATTTTTAGACGCAATGCCGCGACGTGAAGTGAAAGAACTTCCGCCGGCACCACCTAAAACACCTGCGGAACAGGCTGAACTGGATGAGATTGCGCGGCAAAATTTGGCAAAAATAAAACGATTATTAAGGGGATGTTATGCGAAATAAGCTGTTACAGTTAGTGCATATTGGGAAAACACAGTTGGGAATGGACGACGAGACTTATCGAAGCCTACTTTCTCAACAATTCTACCAAAATTCTGCAAAAAATATAAGCTATTCAGGTCTCATAAAATTGGTTAAATTGCTGCAATCAAAAGGGGCTAAAATTCAGTTACCAAGGAGTAAATCCACATTATCACCACTACAACGCAAAGTATGGGCTGTGTGGAAATCAACGGCGGATAATCCTACAAGTCAAGCATTAAATGCTTATGTTGCAAGGATAGGTGTTGATGAACCTTGGAATATGATGAATAACTCGCAGGCTTCTTTTGTATTGGAAACATTAAAAAAATGGCAAGAACGAAAGGGTAATTAAATGACTATCGCTAAATTCGACAATGAAGACTTTCGCAATAAAGCGCCTGATTTATTGGCGGATTTAGCGAAACACTCCGTTAACATCATAAAACAACACGCAGACATCGAAGACGATCTCGCTGAAAATATCGGTATGTTGATTGCTATGAAAATAGGCGAATCCTGGGGCGGCTTAAATATTTATATGCCAAAGGCTCAAACCTTGTTCTTCTGTGAACGCGAGAAGCAAATCTATAATGATTTCACCGGCAATAACCATGCTTATTTAGCACGTAAATATAAGCTGTCTCTTCAGTGCATTTACCAAATTGTCAAACGCGTCCAAAAGGATGAAATTAATAAGCGGCAGTATCAGATGTTTGGTGAATAA